CCAGCTTCAATAACTTGCAATAAACTTTTTGGAAAAGGTTTTGCTTGAATCAAATCTACACCAAAAATTCTACCGCCACTTTCATCATGTGCTTGCTTTACAACATGCGCCATTTTACCAGAACCGATCACAACAACTTTTTCGGAAGTTATTTTATCATTCATCAGTCTGTATTGTAAATCTGTTTTGAAGTTTGTTACTTCAAGTTCGGGTTGAACGTGCCGATCCAATCGGATGTAAGAAAATTCTGGATTATCTAAAAGTTTGTTTGCAAGTCTTCTTGATGTGCTTGCATCAGCGACAGTGTACATATTGATGTTCATGATTGAACGTAAACATGCAAAATCTTCTGTGATATAGTGTGTTGGACCAGCATCGGCATAACCAATACCGATTCCTACTGATAGAATACAAATGGGCAAATTCATCATACTTGGACCACATTTTATTTGTTCAATCGCACGAAGAGAAATAAATGGAGCCATTGCATAACAAAATACTTTTTTACCTTCTAATGCAAGACCAGTAGCAATATCAATCATTGCTTGTTCTGAAATACCACAGTGAATGAAGTTTTCTGGATATTTTTCACGAAGTTCATCAAGTGCAGCGGCACCAAAATCAGCAGATAGGAAATAAATATCTTTATCTTTTTCTAATCGTTTGTTTATTTCTTCAATAAAAGCATCACGCTGTAGCATCATTTATCTCCTTGCGGCATTGTTCAATTTGTTCTGATGTAATAGGTTGCATGTAGTGCCACTCTGGTTTGTTTTCCATCAAACTGAAACCTTTACCTTTGACAGTATTTGCAATGATAATTTTTGGTCCAATAGTAACTACATCCAATGCTGCTTCAATTGAGTTTGTATTGTGCCCGTTGACTTCAAAAATATCAAAATCAAAACCTAATAATTTAGATTTGATAGGATTTAGATTCAAGCAGTTTTCAGTTTTACCAAGAATGATCAGATTGTTTACATCAATAAAAATTGTAATATTTGGTATTTGACGATGTGCAACAAAGAGTAGTGCTTCCCATGTTGAACCTTCATATAATTCACCTTCTGAGATGATTACATACACGTGTTTATTTGGATCAGCAATAGCCATGCCTGCACCAACACCAACACCATGACCCAAAGAACCAGATGTCATATCAATACCAGGAATTGATACATTACCAAACACACGCAAACAAGTATCTTTATTCTTGCCCCAATTATTCCAATCCTCTTCAGGTAATATTTTCAAGTCACGTAATATAGGATACAATGCAACTGTTGCATGACCTTTACTAATCAAAACTTTATCTTCAAATCCAACATAGCCAGCATGATAAAGTGTTGTAACAATCTCAAGCATTGAAAATGTTGAACCAGGATGTCCTTGTCCAACTTCAACAAACTTTTCAAATAGTTCTTTGCGATATAAATTCGCTTTTCTTTGTAAATCCATAATCAATCTCCAAGTATTTTTCGTTTCAGTTTTATCTTTGACATCTCTTCAAGATTTTGGCGTGAGTCTGTGCCAAACTTCGTTTCTACGAGATTTAGAAATGGCTCATGTGAAAAGTATTTGTGCCAAGCTTCATCACGGAACTTCAACACTTCAGCACCAGATAATGTTTTTGTTCTCAATGGCTTACAGTCATAAGATAAGAATGCAAACTCTTCAAACTTCTCTGGCAAATCCCAGCCATTATTCTTAGCGTACATATAGAGTGGACTACCAGGTAGTGCCATAGCTGCATAGAAGTTTGCATGTTCGGTATTCAATTCAAGTGACAAGTCAAGTGTTTCTTGCATTGTTTCAATTGTGTCTTCTGGAAAACCAAACATATAATTACCAAGAATATTGATATCGGCTGCTTTGATGTCTGAAACTACACGCCGAATGTCAACATCTTCAAACTTACCTTTTTCAATTTCAAGGCGTACATTCTGATTCGCTGCTTCAATACCCAAACACAACCAGTTTACACCAGCTTCTTTGAATAAGTCAAGCTGATCTTTTCTCACGGAATCAACACGTGCGTATGCCCAGAAATTAAAATCCATACCACGCTGTTTAATTCCCTCAAGAATTGGTATGTAATATTTTCTATTAAGAAAGAACATCTCATCAGTTAGACGAACTGTACGTACACCATTTTCGTACAAATATTCAAACTCTTTCAACATCAGTTCTGGTGACCAAAAACGCATACCACGTGAATCAGAAGATACTACCCCTTGTTCATATGATGTCCGATTTACAATATTAATCATACAAAAGTTGCATCCGAATGAGCAGCCTAATGATGTAGAGATTGCAGCAAATGGTGTGCGACCTTCATCTTTGAAATAACTGTGCCAGTAATGTGCGCGGTACTTATCAAGCAAAGTCTTATCTTTAGGTAACAAGTCCCATGCATAACCAGGCATCACACGATCCATGTCTTTTGTTTGCACGATTTCACCAGGTGCACCTGTCGCAGCAAAACCATTTTTCTTATACACTAAACCACGAACTTTGTTTAGTTCATCAATATAATTTGTTTGAAGTAAATCTAACAAACCATAAACACCCTCATTGATGAATACAAAATCAACATAAGGTAAACCAATAACATCATATGGCAATGCAGATGCATGTGAGCCAATGAATACTGTTTTGATATTTGGATGTGATGTCTTGAGTTGTTGCGCCAACTTTGATGCACCGATCATCATCGTGGTGCCTGAGTTTGGATTTTGTCCGTAAAGAACAAAGACTGCTATATCAGTTTTTGTGCTTGCAATCTTTTCTGCTGCATCTTCAACGCTTGTTGGTTCAGCGTCAAAGTCTAAGATGCAAGGATCATGACCAGCAACACGAACAGCATTCGCAAGAAGCAATGCCCATGTTGGTGGTTCAATAGCAGAATACTTATTTGCAAGCGCCTGATATGCTTGTGCAGCACTGCTTGGTATAACAAATGTCACCACTTTTGCCATAATAAAATAACCCTTTAATGTAATTTACTTGTTTTTACGCTTTTGAGAATTTGTTCTAGTTGATTTTCTGTCAAAGCGCCATCATCTTGTTCATAATTTGATTCTTCATCATCTTCTTGTTCTTCTAACAATTGATCTAACTTGTTATCAGCATCCAACATGTCTTCAGTAACTTTTTCCACAATTTTATCATAGTACCGAATCATTGCTTCTTTGGGTTCAACAATTGTAATGATATCTGTTGAATAAACATGTGCAGAATTTTCTTTGATAAGTTCAACTGGCAGCCAGGGCATCATCATCATTACTGTTTGACCCGTAGGCATTCTACGAAACACTAAACGCATAGGATCATCCAGCTGAATCATATCCGAATTTTCATCTTCGTGCATAGAAGCCACGATGTCTTCACCAGTCTGCATTCTTATTAGTTTTATGTTATGCATTCTTGACCTCTATATTGTAAAATTTGTATTTGAACTTCTCTTCATCGTATATTGTAACACGGGATGCAAAGTGTTTCAATGTAAAATTCACATGTTTACCTACACGAAAATCATCTGCTATATCAAAGAGTACCGCTTCTTTTTTGTTATCTCCGATACGCAAGCCTCTACCAATTGACTGTAAGTTTCTTACACGGGATTTGCTCGGAGAAGCAAATACGACATTATGCAAATTCCGTATATTGATACCGGTACTAAAAGTGCCATAAGATGCGACGATGATAGCGTTATTCTCTTTCTCAGTAATGGCACGAACTTGTTCACGGACTTGAACATCTGTTCCACCATACACAAAAAAAACGTGCCTATTACTAGCTTTTTCTTCAATAAGTTTGTAAAGTTGTTTGCCATGTTTTTCAACTAGATTGAATAGCACAAGAGAATTGCCCTCTAGTGATAGTGTAAGATTCCGAATAAATTCATTTCGTGTCCTACTACTTACTATGTATTCTATTTCTTTTTGATAGTCCCATCCACGTGACTGTTTACATATGTCTTCAGAATATTTCAATATCAGACACTTAATTTTAAAATCGGCTAACATCTTATCTTCAATAAGTTTAGCAGTTGTTGTTGACTGATAAACTGGTCCAAACAATCCTTCTAGCACAAGTTTGTGTGTTTGTGTGTCATCAATCGTACCTGTACATCCAATTCTGTATGATGCATTTTTTAATCCAGACATGATGGTAGTCAGAGACTTTGCTTTGAATTGATGTGCTTCATCACCAAATACAAAGTCAAACTGTTCAAAGTATTCTGGTGGATTTTTATAGATTGATTGCCATGTAGTGATCGTAAGAAACTTATCGGTGTTCTTGTCTTTACCAGAATACTGACGATGACAATACTTCTCTGAATCGTAACCATAAGAAGAAAAATCGGAGTACATCTGTTCTACAAGTGATGTTGTCGGAACAATCAATAGACCTTTTTTGTGTTTCTTATGCTGTACATATCTCAAGATGAGATACAGAATCAATGACTTACCTGAACCAGTCGGTGATAATAACAACATTCTTCTGTTCCTAACGGCAGAAATGAATGCTTTTACTTGATAGTCTCTTGCACCCTCTGTTATAATGGTTTTGTGCAGTTCAAGACGATCTATAAACTCTTTAGCTTCTACTGCTGAAAAGTTCTCTGTTGCAGTGATTGCTGAATCAACATCAAACTTATATTCTCTTTCTTTACAAAACTTCTCAATGTATGGCAATAATCCAGAATAGATTGTATGCGAACGCAAATCAAAAAGCCTTACCTTGCCATCCCAAAGACGATTCTTAAATGCCGGCATGAACTGATAGCCAGGAACAAAGAACTCAAAATAAGAAGAGAGTTCATATGCTACACTCTTCTCACAATCAATTCTAATGAACGCTTCGTTTTGCTTTCGTAAAATTAAATCAAACACCTTGAATGAATTTTTCCCATTGAATATAGTCTCTAAGTTGAAATGTCCTAGAGTTCAGTTCTTTTAGAATCGCTTGGCATACTTCCACAATTTCTTCATGTAACAGTTTCCGAGCAAGATACTTATTGATATCTTCGTCTGCTTCTAAGTATGTATTGATCTCTGATTTGATGGTGTAAGGAAATGGATCCCAACCACGTTGTTTCAATTCTTCACTGTCAAGTTTGCCAGTGTAATATTCCCACTTCAGTTTACGCCATTTGTTATACTGAAACTCAGCTTCTTTAGCTAATAACCTATGTGAAGAAAGAATGTTTAGATATTTTGAATGAAGCTTTGGAATGTCAATCAGTGCTTTACCAGGTTCGGTTCTATCAATAATAGAATCGGTTGCCCACATTTGTAATAGTTCGTCAAGTTTGCTCATAGTCTACCTCCGTATTAGGAGTATATCACATTTAAAATAATTTTTCTACATCATAATAGGTAAATCTGAAAGTTACGTCTGCTGTAACAATTGATTCTGGAGTATCTGTTGATGACAAAATAAAGCCAGATACAGAAATTGGAAATAAATCTTTGAAGTTAAAACGGTAATATGGTTTATTTGATGCAGAAAGAATTGTTACAGAACCATCTGCATATTGTGGTGTAGCTGATGCTTGTGCGCTAGTGAATTGAGAAAGTTTACCTAAAGACTGATAT